TCATAATTTCCAGGAACTTCTCCTGGTTTTAACACATCACCCATATTATATGTAATGGTTGGGAATTCCCCACCAACATTCACATCAACAGCAGTAAGTTCAAATAGCGTATATCCAAATATAGAAGAGTTATAACCCGTTCCAGTAATACTACCATCAATGTTGGTATTTTCTACAAGAACTTTATCTCCGACTTTAAATGGATAATCAGATTCACTACTAAATGTAACACCAAATCCAATGGTAACATCTTGTGTTAAATTATTAAAAGTAATATTATCAATTCTAATTCCATTCGGATTATTTGTTGGAATAATTCTAGGAATAACGTTATAGAGACCTGTCGTATTCCTAACAATTTTTACCTCAGTATCACCGATTTCATAGTCAAGAGAGACTTCTGTATTAAGTCTTCCAGTAAATCCATCAAGAACAATTAACTGTGGGGGAATGAAGTAGTTTGTTCCTGGATTGGTGATTTTAATAGTATCAAATTTTGATAGGGGTTCAATTTTATATGTGTATGGTAATTCTGCAACTGGTCTAAGAGTTGGGTCTGAGGGATAGTCAAATCCAATGTCCGTCAAAAGAACACTATCTACTTTACCAATAGTTGTACTTGCAGGTAAAAATAGAGCATTAGTTCCAATACCACTACTTACTTCTTGTACTGATGGTAAAGTTCTATATCCTCTTCCACTAGAGTCTAAAGATACCTTTGCAACTGGTCCAGTAGCAGTGTCTGATGTTGTATCATATTCAATTATAGCTTCATTATTTGGATATGATAATCTTTCTGGTGTCTCTCTAAGAGTGTAATTGAAAGTGGTAGAACCTACTCCACTAACATTTGTAGATGTGCTGAATAGACTATTTGTAATAGTAATCTTATTTGGGTTCTTAATATTAAAGTTGTCAGTAACAATCTCTAATTTAGATTGTGCAGCACCATTATAGTTAAGTGGTGTTAAATTATAATAGAGACTATCTGGTACATTTCTGTCTATAATTAACTCTAATTTTGCACCAGAGTCTCCAAGTTCTCCTGTAGTTTTAACATTAAATGCTCCAACATTATTTTCTGGGGCAAAGAACTCATTAGTAAGCTCAGTATTGCTGTATAAAGAAAAACTGAATGCAGGTAAAGAGTTTGCAACTAATGTTTGATCACTTAAATCAAAAGTAATTGTTGAATTTCTAACTGCTTTAATTTCTGGATTAACTCTAGATATTGTTCCTGGGAACTGAGCGACAATATTTTTTATTTCAACATTTACATTAGAAGTAATTGTCTCATAATAGTAATCAGATAGTTGAATTCTATTATCATCAACAACAATCAGATAGTAAATTTGACCATTGTTGAGTCCAGTTGGTGGACTAGACGAGTTGAGAATTACTTTTTCACCAGTTCTGAATCCATGATTTGGAATTTGAATAGTATTCTCATTAATATTAACATCAGAATCAATAAATGTCTCTGGATTGATCAACATTCTACGATTCAAATCATCGTAGGTGACTCTAAGGGTAGTATTGATTCCAGACAATACCTTGATATCAATTTGATCACCTTCTTGTAGTCCGTGATCAACTGTAGTTACAACTGTGGACGTTTTCTTGTATACGTCTGCGCTAATAAACAAGTCTTTATTAGTTTGGAAGCTATTTAAACTTGTATCTCCATAATCCACAAAAGAATATAGTACTAGAGTTTCTGTTCCAACTCCAACAAACCCCCCAGTGCTTCCAACTCCAACTTTTTGAGTTGAGATGCCAATAGTATCTCTATCATATACTGCAGCATAAACTTTATCCCCATCCTCTAATGGGAATTGAGTCGATCCAGTACTTACTTTTGCACCAACAGCAGTTGATCCAAGTCCAACTCGATATGTTAGTAAGTCTCCAGTGTCAAATCCATGACTAGGTAGGTAAATTGTATTGACTTCATTTTTTAAGAATGACTTTTCATTCTTAGTCCTATTGTTTAAAAGTTCGACGCCAGGAAGACCAGAAGATCTCGATAATGCAGATCCTTGCGTACTATAATATCCACTACGAACAGATCCTTGCTCTACTTGTAAACCCCAAACGGAGAATGTTGGTTTAGCATTTAATGGTAAACTCTCTGTTCCAAGAGCACCTATTTTTACTCTATGAGTTCCTGCATTTGTAAGAACTGTGAATGAATATCTTCTCCATTCATCACTAAGAGTAACTTGAGAATAATGATAAGTTAAACCATCTTCTAGAATGATAAAAATGGATTCCCCACCATTTTCACCTTTTAAGAATACTGATGTTGTATGATTATCTGCAGATAGACCAAATGTTCCACACTCTATGCCAAATCCATCAGAGTTGCCGACAGTTGCACCAAAACCCACTTTTGCTGCTTCTTTGGATCCATTTGGTGCTTTTTGGTCAAAGTAAGAGACAGAACCAGTTCCTACACCAACAACATAATAATCCCATGCCGTTGCAAAGGATGGTGGGATTGGATCGGAATAAAGGACAAAGTTTTCTGCTGCTAATGTAATCGCTTCCGCAGGGTCAAAGTATACTTCTCGATCTAACTGATACTCAGTACTGGTATTAAAACCTGTATTTACAACAAATTTTCTTGGCAATTCAACAATTTCATCACCACTAGAATATGTCGTAGTTATTCCGCTTATGGAACGTAATATTTTGAGTCTACTATCTTCTTGATTTACTTCAAGAATGCGGAATACTTCATTTCTTCCAGTATATAAATCATTGACTGACATAGTTGGAAAGTCTAACTTACCACTAACTCTCATGTAAGTTATAATTCCAGTCACATTTTCATCTAAAATAGTTTCTACTACGGTAAGACTATTTGTAGATACCCCAATTTGATAAGAATCTGCTAATTCTGTTGACAGGATATTTACATTTTGAATTGAAACAATATTTCCTGTGGAGAATCCATGAGCAGTACTTCCAAATCCAACAAATCTTCCATCAGTTTTACTGGGGGAGAATTGTACATCTTGAAGTTCCTCTTGTGAGAAACTAATACTTAATGCTGGTTTTCCTTTAACTCTGGATATTCTAGCAAATGCCCCCGAACCTCCAGTTCCATCATTATTGAAGGAAATAGTCTCATTTACCTTGTAGTTGTCACCTGGAGCAATAATATTGAGATTGGTCAGATTTCCTGGTGTAATTGCATTTACTTCAGTAAATCCTTCTGCAAAATTATCTGGTTGAATAAATCCCTGATACTTTGTTTTGGGGTTAAGTAATCCAAGATGACCAGTATATCTAATCCAGTTATTTTGAGCAATATCAATAAAGTCTAAATTAGAGAACTGGTCAAAGTTATACTCAAATGGTTTGGACTTAAATGATGGACCAATTACATATGGGAATCTTGGTTTTAGGAAACCATTGAATGGACCACTAGCTTCTTGAACATCATTAATTGTGCAGAAATATGCATAAACTCCATTTGGAAACTCTGGAGTTTTGCAATATCTTCCGTTGTGAACATCTAAATCACCATTTCCGACATATACATAATCTTCAAGAAAAATTCCTGATGGGAATTGGGATGTAGATGGTCTATCAGATTTAATTCTTAATTCGTATCCACTATTAAGACGCTTAATTGCCCCACCTTCTTTATCTGCATAACCATAAGGACCGTAAATTGGATGTCCATCATATGCCCACCCAACAATTGGAGAGTGATATAAAGTTGACGCAGTATCATTATCAATATCATCTCTATAGAGAGTATTACCATCATTATCAATTGAAGTGGATAATACCTTTCTTCTTAACTCCCTACCAACAAATCCATGAGAGTATTGAAGACCTCTATCTAAAGTTAAAGATGGAATAATTATACCGTCATCTGGATTTAACTTTTCTGCTTGAATTATTCTTTCTATATTGTTAATACTGAATACGTTAATATTCGCCTCAAAAGTTGCTCCAGAACCACTGGATATAACATTAATTGCACTTGTTACTTGTCTATAACCACTACCACTATCAATAATAATAGTATCAACGATAACACCATTTTCAATGACTGGTGTTACCACAGCTCCACCACCTTCACCAAGAATTTCAATGATTGGAGGAGAATTATAATTTTCACCACCATTATTAATAATAACACCAATCAACTCACCAAATGAAGATACAATTGGAGTTAACTGTGCTCCACTACCATTAATCAAAGAGAAATCTGGTTGTCTCTTGTAATTTAAAATATCAGGAGTTCCATAGTCTCTACCATGAGACTTCATACTTACTGAAGTAATTTCTCCAGTAAACACTGGGTCAATTTTAACGCTAAAATCTTGATTACCTACAGTAGTAATACCAATAGGTGCCTCAACCTTTACGGTGATTGGTTGATATTTGATATTATGTTGTCCTGTTCCACCATCACTAAAATCAACAAATCTTCTGTTTACATAATTGTAATCTGAAGGTAAAGTATCTCCTGTACCAACATTTCTGATTGAGGCAATTCTAAAAGAATCCTTATCTATAACATTTACATGATACTCTGTTGTAGTGGATAAACCTACTGGTAGAGTTCCTTCACTATCAAAGAGTATTATTTGCTTTTCAGTATAACCATGATCTTCGTATACAATTTTATTGTCAAATTGATCAACATTATCTTCATTAAAGAATAATGTTTTATTTTCATACCCACTTCCACTATTTTCAACTTCAATAGAAGAAATTACATTCTTTTTATCAAATGATTGGATTCTTTGAAGTCCCTCACCATAAGAAGTAAAATCTACAGTATTAATTCCACTAATCGCATCTTCTAATGTTGGGTGAAGTTTTATGGTTCTAAGATCAACATTATTGACATAATAAATCGCACTATTTACCAGTCCACCAATCTGTTGTTGATCTTGACTGTTGTATACAACTTTTTCAAAATCTCTAAATCTGTGATCAGTTCTAAAACCAATTGTATTATTTTGTACGTCAACATCTTGGTATAAGCTACCAGCATTGAAGTTGTTAAAGTGAGTAATTTTTGAAATATTACATTTTGCAATGGCACCATTTCCATTACCACCAGAAATGGTTACTTTTGGATCATCTGCATAGTCAAATCCTTTGTTTAGAATATTGATTCTAGACAGAGATCCAATAACATTACAAACTCCTTCTGCATCAGTTCCAAATCCTACACCAGCAGATGGTTCTGTATCAGTAATTTGTAAAATGGGTGGGTTTATAACGTCATATTCTCCATCACCCACTGATGTAACATCAATAGATTTAATTGGACCATAATAAACCGCATCAGAAGATTTAAAGTTTGAAATTTCAACACCATTAACAAACATTCCAATAGATCCTGGAACGGTTACTTTCTCCTCTTCATTCGTAGAGGGTATTGGATCTGCAAACTTTCTAATAAGGTTTTGTGGTCGTAATTGCTTACCAGTATTTCTTAAAAGTTCTAATTTATTACCAGTAACTGTTCCAAATACTCTAATAAAAATTTGACTTCTGATATTTGATCTACTTGTTGCTAATCTTATTGTAGATGCATTAACTTTGTATATAAAGTATTGACCTTCTTGAATATCCAGTCCGATATTATTGTTGTATGAATAATATACTGCATCACCAGTAATAAATGCGTTAGATCCAATATTAATATCAAAACCGTCATATTGACCACTAAAGATTACAGATAGATCTTCAATGTCTACTGGAGTATTGTAGTAATCTGGTAATGATGGAGATAAAACAAAAGTATCCTCACTAGTTACAGGAACCGTATCTAAGTTCTTTGTAACAGGGTTTACTACATCTTTAAGTGTAGTTACAGTCTCCTTAGAATAAACGTTACTTACATTTGCAGATATAACATTTATTTGAGGATTATTGATGGAATTTGCTTTTGAAATTCCCTTCCTAATACTATACTTGACATTAACAGTATCAATTTGAGTTGTTAAGTTAATATCAAATTCATTCTTGTTAGATACACCAATCACAAAAATGTTGTACTCAGTCCCATCAGAACCAGCAACTGTTCCAATATCACCAAGAGTGAAGATATTTTCATCAAATGTGGTTACTCTATACTGAGCAGCACCATTTAACTTTAATGCAACTTGTTCAATTGACTCAATCTCATATTCTGGAGTGGAATTAATGATCCAACTTGTTTTAATCTGATCTTCAGTAAATTGACCAAGAGATACAATTTGAATTTGATCTTTATTTTCATAATAAAATGTTTTATCTCTGTTATAACTTAATTCTCCTAAAACACCAGTAACTTTTACTCTAATCTGCTCTTGAAAATCATTTACAGCATATGCATAATCTGGAGTAGTAACATTTTGATTAAGACCAATTGGAATTGGAGAAGTTAACCCAAAAAATTGAGTGACACTTTTACTGGTGTATGGAATGGTGTATTCGACATCATTATCAAATACAACCAGATCACCACTATCTGGAAAACTAATTGTAGAATCTACATCTAGATAAGTTTGCCCAATTCCAACAGGATTGGTGATTTTTGTTTTTGGGTGTACACTAAACTCAAAAATTTCTAGTTCTGGATTATAATCGAGACTTAATTTGAAGTACTCTATACCATCTCTAAACAACTGCTCTACATCAGTAATTGTTCCCGCCGCACGGTTGATAGTTTCTGTACCATCTTGGAACAAAGTTCTGTTAACAAGATCTTTTGGATCTCCAACTAGTCTCTCTACAACAAGATCTCTTGTAATTCTGTAATCTGCATCAGATGGTTGAACAAGAAAATCTCTTGGTTTTACAACATCAACTTCGGTTCCCCATAATAATCTGAATAAAACATCAAAAGATGCATCAGACCCCTTAGATGAATAAAAATCTTTTAGTCTCGATACTACAGAAGTTTCGTTAATATCGGTATAAAAGTCGATATTATCAAAACCAGGAGCATATTGTCTTTTATACTTCTTATAGAGTTCTGCTAAAAATAATGAATGAAGATTATATACAATATCTCCAGAAGCATGAGACTCTTTCTCAGTAGTCTCAAAAGATACAACATTACTATCAGTACTACTTACATACGAAGTAATACCAACAAATGCTCTAGAACAACCTTCAAAAGTTGTATCTGTTTTGGATTTATAATGAACAATCTCATCATTAATGTGAAGGAGACCATCTTTATTAGGAAATCCTTCAGTAGAAGACACAACAAAGCTTGTAGTTGTGAATCCAGCGTTAGATGTCAGTTCTGTATGATATACTAACTCGGTAATATTCTCTAGTTTAGTATACTTATCAATATTATTAACAATATCTAAAGCGGCACCAGGAGATTCTATACCTGTATAGTAACTCTTCAGGAATTCTACAAATTCTGGGTAAGATTGATTGACAAAATCGGGTAATTGATCCTGCAGTAAGTTATAAATCTTAGATCTTTGCATATCCCTATAATCTTATGTACTTGCCGTTAATGTGACTTGATGATACTATATATTGCGATCCAGAAAGGTCAATTCCAGAAGAAATGACATCAGAAACCATCTTCAACTTAGAACTCTCAGTATCTAATTGTAAGTAAAGATCTTGAAGTCCAATAATATCGTAAGACTGTGATAATGTGGAGACTTCAATAATTTTGTCTCCAAATTTAGATTTTGCCGTATCGATTATATTTACAGCATTTAATTTTATCTCTCCTTTTTCATAGTCAATATCACCTACGTTGCTTCTGATGATAATTGGTTGATTTGAAGCATCTAATTTGAATAAAAATACAGTTCCTTTATCCATAGATGCACTTGGTAAATCACCCAAGTAAACTGTTCCACTTATTCCCTCAACTGCAAATCCACTAGACTTTATATTGTAACCAGATGAGTTTTTTACATGGAATTTATTACCAAAACAAATTTCATACTCACTGAAAGTTCCAATAGTTGCTTTTATGTCTCTTCTAATTTGAATATTTGTGATGTTTGATGTAATTGCATTAGAAGAGTCGTCAATCAACTTCAAAAACTTACTATATTTGAACCTAGATCCATATCTATTTAACTCATCAGATTGAGCATATTTTACTAAGTTATTCTGAACTAATTCACTGACATAATTTGCTTTGCCCAAGTTTTCATTATAATAAACACTAGCGTCGTACTCAATATAAAGAAACTTCAAGTCAATTAACTCAGGTACAATACCAGCAACTGCATATTTGCGTAGAGATGTCTTGATATTATCTTTTACAATATTTGGAACATATGAACCATTTTTTGGTTTGATACTTATGAATACTTTTCCAAATTTTGGAGGAGACAATTCTTCACCACCAAATACAGATACAGAATCAGTTTCCGAATATATTTGTGGGATCAACGCTTCATAATCAGATGCTGTAACCGCCCTATTTTGCGATGCATAGACCCTAGGAGCGAGTTTTTTGATGCTCTCGATAGATTCTATAGGAGACCCGTATCCCGCCGCTTCTATGGTCGTTACGAGGGGTGCTAGGACCTTTACAGGACTGCCATTGTTATCGAAGAATCTTCCCGAGAATTTAAAACTATCAATGCCGTTTGCCTTCTCACCATTGGTAACAACATAAGAGACAATGATATAATTGTTATTCTGTAACTTGCTACCAAAAGTTCCATCACCAAAGATTAATTCGTATCTTTGATCTGCAATTTCATTGATAAAGAATACATCATCGGTACTCTTTACATCAATAAGATTGTCTGCAAGTTTATAGACTCTAGTAATATTGCTGTTCTTGCTTTCTCTTACCTCTACTCTAATCAGACTAGTATCAATTCTAGGATTTTGTAATATAAACTTCTGATTCTTATTATTGCTATTTACGGTAAAGGTGTTCTGAATAAATGCACCCTCATAAATGTCAATATCTTCAAAAATTGCCAGTCCCTGAGACACTGGAACCGTTATATCCTCTGGAATGGAGTAAACATAACTACGACCCCCAAAGGTGACCCCAGAGGTCGCTACAATGCCCTTACGGAGCGTTATAGAGACAGGATTAGTGGTGAATGTAGATAGGTCAATATAAGATGAAACTCTCGCTTTTGATGCTTTTACTGATCTGGGTAAATATCCGAGATTCCTTGCAAGGGAAACCACGTTCTCTCGCAAAGTCGCACCATCAAGGAAGACCTCATTGGTCAACATGTTAGCATTATATGCACTTATATAAGTGTTATACGCTAATGTGTCCAAGAGGACCGTAAAGTTGGATCCCTCAAAGTCATAATCAGTAAAGTTACCATCTGCTCTCAGGTAACTCTTGATTGACTCCTTAATTTCGGAAAAATCTAGAGATGCTACGTTGACTAGTGACATTTATCTCGTTGGCAGTAATACGAATTGCAATTGTTGCGGTTGAGCTTCAATTCCAATTATGAAATACTTAATAGTCACGTCCATCAAACCATCATCATAGTTTGGAACAACATTTACATTGTCCAGTCTGACTCTAGGTTCGTTGTTTTTAATTACAGATTCAATTTCGTCCGTTAAACTCTTTGCAGTGAAGAAGTCAATGTTCTCAAACAGGAGTCTATTGACAGCACATCCAAAATCAGGTTCAAAAAACTTCTCCCCTTGTGCTGTCAGTACCAAATTTTGAACAGAACGAGCAATTGCGTACTCATTTTGTAAAGTAATTAAGTCTCTCGTCAGAGGATTCCTCTTTAACGTGAGACTTATATCTTTAAAACCACGACTTACACGCTCTAATGGCATGATATTTAGTAAAAGCTTACCTTAAAAGTTATTTATCACACTTTTTTCCAACTTCACTCTTCAAATCTTTCAACAAAATCGTCAAATCCGCCTGCTCCACCACAAGGACGCTCTAAACGGTCCTCTGGAACCTGATAAAGTTCTTCTTTTTGCTTCGCACGGCGTCTTCTTGCCGCCATATCAAGATATTTGTCGCTATCAACCTCTGTAATTAGAGTCATCCCCTCTTCAATGAAGAATTCTCCCTTATCAACCTTGTGATAA